CTACTGAACCTATATTTTACTTGAAGTTGTGTATTAAGTCAACCTCAATTTACATAGGTCCAGCAGGGCCGTTACCGTTTTTAAAGCCTACTTCACCACCTTCTGCAACTATACGCTTGATCACATCTTCAAACAGTATAGGTGCAAAGTCTGTTTGCTCGACGCATACGCAATGATAACGAGTGTCAATATATGTATTTTCAAGTCCATACTGACTACGATTTTCATTATAAAGCATTACACGATTAGCATGTAGATGCCCATGTATGTTAGTGCCAAAACGACCTAGGCTGTCTGAATGAATAGGAATATGGCTTAGTATCATTCCGTTCATGACATGGTATGCGCGAAGTTCACGAAAATACTTACGATACTCATCGTCGCGGAAGATGTCATGATTACCTCTGATTAACACTTTGTCGCCGTTCAAGCGAGCCAGTGTACTCAGTGCTCGACGGTTAATAACAACGTCACCAAGATGATAGACTTTGTCGTTAGGACGAACACGTTCGTTCCATGCCTTGACCATGAACTCATCCATCTCCTCAGGACTATCCCAAGGACGCAGTTTGGTTACACCGTCGTTGCGCATAAAGCGGCAAACGCCAGCGTGACCAAAATGTGTGTCACTGACTAAAAATACTGCTGGCATGTTATGCTCCTAGTTGTTTATTTTTTAGTATTTCAAAAGTAACATACTTATCAACGATGGGCTTGACTTGTTTTGAGCGCCATGTACATACCTCCCGAATTTGATGGGTCAACGCATTGAGTAGCCGATCGCGAAACCAAAATGGATTGATCATAGCCAACAACACCGCGGGTATAAAGTATAGGCCAAAAAATGCGGTTATGCCCCAAAAAATCACAAAAAACTTAATACGATCTTTGTTTTTTAGTTGCATTTTTGTTATCCTTGTTTGTCACTATAACGTATTATACGACCTTGTCCAATAATGGTCAATGTTGCTAAATCATTAATATTACTTGGGATACTATGCTGGCACCTGTAACAAGATTGCAGTGATGTCAGCTTCGCTGCGAAACCCAATCCAAAACTTTTGTCGACCATCACGTCTGGCAGCACGCCACCGTCCCCAGTATTGATTGTGGTTGGCTGGACCCAGCTGCAAATTTACGTAGCGCGGAGCACCATATAACTCATACAGACGATCGTAAACCCGAGTACTATGATCACAGGCCCCGGCCCATTGAATAGCCCAGGAGAACCCTGCGTCATGCAATCTGTGTCTGCGATGTAATTTTACGATCTTCATGGTCTACGCTTACGCCAATCATAGTCGGGTCCTGTTTCAGTGACCCCATATTCACCTACCATATCAGCCTGTTCGCTGCACAAGGTTACAAATTTGCGACCAATGGTTCTCAACAAGTGTGTGTGGTCAAGAGCCGCGGTCATGTCTTCAAACTCTTGCGAACATGCATGCCCATCATCGGGACTGGTCCAATATACTTTGAAAATTGTATTCATACCCAGATTGTAATACAGGGCGAATAATCGGTCAACTAGAAAGACTTTGTATATATTTTGCTAAGTCTCCATACAATCCCGCTAACATTGCTTCTTTGCTACCAAAGAAACTGATGGATTTTTTGGGACTTAGATAATAAGGCATTTCACTGTGACGATCAAGTTTCAACAACATCAACTTGGTGAATGGTTGATTGGACGGTAACGCATACGTGTAGTGTTCTAATTCGGCCAGTTTGCTAAATGCATAAAACCCTTGATCTGTTAATCGCAGACCGCCATTCCTGCGAATATTTTGCCACCAAATACCAACAGCTAGATCAAAGGGTATCTGGTGTTCGATGGGGATTACGTCAAGGACTCTACGAGTAATGTCAGCTTTGCGATTCATTGGGGAATATCCTTTCCCCTGCCGTGAGCAGCACCACACTAAACTTATCAGTTTTGAATTGATTGTTGAGCTTACGTGCAAGATTTATAGCATGCCCAGGATTTTTATATTTGGGTCCTGGGAATTGTTGCAGCATGTTTGAGGTTTTGAGATTGATTGGTGCGTTGTCAAAAAACACTGCCCAAATACCTTCAGAGGCCAACACCTGCTCGGTTTTGTAAGTGGTCTTGTTGGTAAGTTCAACTAATACTCTAGGTTTGGGTCTAGACAACGGAATCTCCAATAATATAACACTATTATTTAGTCCGTTATATTAGCGGTTTAAAACGATCCGCCGGTGACTTCAACTTGTACAACTTCTTCTTGACTGCTTTGTTCATGTAAAGCATGAAGTTGTAGCAGTAACTTGGTGATGTCAGCGTGTAAATCTTTGGCATCTTGCATGGGCATAGTGAATTCTCTAGTACCGCGCATTTCTAGTGCTTTGAGTCGATCTACAAAACGATTGATGTGTAGGCTCATTGAATTTCATCCTGACTATGAAAAGGACCAGTGTAAGGATAACGCTGTAGAGTGATGAGTTTTGGATTTTGTACTGCTTGCCACTGTTTGTTTAGTTGCACATTGTACCACCCAGCAGCATACCAAGACTTGGATTTGCGTGTTTTTGTAAACAATGGCAATTGTCTGCGAACCTCGTAAATTCCATTGTAGGCTTTGCATCCGGTTCTAAAGCCATAGACTTCGTCTTGTGCTGGTTTGGCTGTTTTCACAGCCGGCTCAAAGTCCACACCCACACGCTGACGAATCATACGCACAGATTTGAAATTTTGAACTTGATTTTTGAGTTTTACTTGAAATCCACTGTCAGTGGCTTGTATGTTTCCTACCTTTTCATCATCTTCACGCAGGATCCAATATTGATTAGGCACTACTGTTTTGGCTATTATCATCGAGCACTCCTTGATATGTTGCGTTGAGCCACTGAGCATATTGCTCAGCTGACTCAGAAACCTTTTGCAAGTCATAACGACCACAAAATTTCATAAATCGTACACCCACTTGACCAATGTCTCGGTGAGACACTTGAGCTTGAATTGCTTGATCAACCTTGGATTTTATCTCCGAAGGCTGCGCTGTTAGATCCACTAGAGTGACATTTCTATTGTAGTCATCTAACACACGATGTTCAAGACCATTGTGATCCACCCACTTCTGCAACATTAGATTGTTCCACGCATAGCCTTTTGTATAGCGATCCGCATACGCCTCTTGGAGCCCAACTTTACTCTTAGTGCCTTTGGTCCTAACGCCTGGATAGGCCGAGAACACATTCTAATGTAATGAGTTCGTCAGTAATGCCGTTAAATTGCTGAACGTTGGGTGCTAGAAGTTGTACAAAGTCTGTGTCGGAACTTACAATAAAATGCTGATCTTGGGGGTGTAAAGCAATCCAGCGAGCAATGACGTCGTCAGCTTCGGCTTCTGGATGCCTAATAACAGAGCAGTTGGTCTGCTCACCCAGGTATTTAGTAAACGTATCATAGGTTTCCCAGAACATCTGATCTTCTTCTTGCTCTTTTTCTGTGAGAGCAGCACGGGCCGCAGCACGATTCTTTTTGTAGGGCTCGTAAAAGTCCTTGCGCCACGAGCGTCCCTCTAGTGCGAATATCACGTGATCTGCTTGAAATTTACGTGCAACTTTGTTAATTGCAGAAAATGTAATGTGTAGTGCATAACCAACTTTTTCCTCGGTTGTGCTGGCTCGATGCGTGACATGGCGAGCACGGAAAAACATATTGGCAGTATCAATGAGCAAGTAGTTCATGTTAAGATATCAAATTGTGAGAACGTGCATAGTTTAACATAAAATCCGCCCAAAAGCAATGGGCATCAGCACCAAAATGCCAACTGTTGGGATTTACTGTGGCAAATCCGTTGTTTTTTAGCACACTATCATAGGTTTGCTTGGGATCATACGGTGCAAGGTAATGGTTGCCCCAGTCCCGTTGTGTTGCTATTTTGCTAAAATCCGAATTGCCATTGAACATCACATGACGTATGTTGTGCTGCTGTAGCTCTTGATGAAACTCCCAAATGTCTTGGTGTGCCTGCTCAGTGCATTGCTGCCAGTCTACATCAGCAATGAATTGCCGATAACGTTGTTGTAGATGTTCGGGCACATGATCTATACCTGATGCATTGACTTGATAGTACACGCCCTCGTCGAGCCATTCCTCGCGCTCCCAAGTTGACCACTGTATGATCATAAAGGTATCTTCAAGGGCCTGTGGAGTTTGTTCGGCAATCCAGCTGCGTGTGGTACGCATGATACGTTGATTTGAACTGGCCGACTCAGCGTCGCACCACAATATCGCATACAGGGCATTGGCTATTTCACAGCCATAACTCACACGCTCGTTTTCAGGATGTGGTCTACGCCCCAACCCCCAGAAGAATGGATCATCTTCGGCAAAGCAATGTGGATTAACTGCTTCGGCTGCAGCACTGTGACTGTCGCCGTTGACGTAAATTATCATAGTAACTTGTGTGTTTTGATATGTTGTATCAGTACATCTGCCCAGGCTCGATGACCGTCGGCACCAAAATGTAAATCATTGGCGTTGA